CCGGTGACCGACCTGGACGAAAGCGATGCCTATGTCTCGCTTCCCGACGCCGCCGAGATCCTGCAGCTGCAGCTGGCGAACGGCGGCGACCTGCACAAGGCCGTCCAGGAGCATCGCAGGCTGAAGGGCGAGGGCGGCCGCAAGCCGGGGTCGAAAAACCGCCAGAACCGCGCGTTTCAGGAGTATCTGCTGCAATTTGGGCCGCAGCCCGGGGTGACGCAGATGCGCTTCCTGGGGCGGCCGGTCGAGCAGCTGGCGGCCGAGCTCGGATGCTCGAAGCTCGAGGCCGCGCAGCTGCAAATCCGGTGCGACGACAATCTGCTGCCCTACTTCGCGTCGAAGATGCCGGTCGCGGTCGCGCACCGCTTCGAGGGCGATGTCACGATCAACTTCTTCGACGGTGCGACCGGCACGATCGACGGCGGCGAGCTGCTGCCCGATGGCGCCGATGGTGACCTGTTCGGCGGCATGGGCTTCGCGGATCAGGAAACGGCGGATTTCCGTGCCTCTCCGAGCGACGATGAAGGGCGTTCGGAATGACAAATTCGGAATGGTCGGCGCATCGCATTGAGAACGCACGGCAATCCGGCCCGTCCCGTCAGGTTTCACACCTTCACGTTGACTGCCCCCCGGGGGGCCTTTCGCCGGGCGGATCGGAGCGGCACCCCCCGGCCCCCCCCAGCGGCCTTCCCGATCTCCTTCCGGGGGTCGCGCCCGAGACATTCCACGTTTCGGGGCCGATCGGCGGCAGCATGGCGGATGCGACCGGCGATTTTCGTCGCCTCGACCGCATGGCCGCATCGGCGAAGGCTCACGCCGCGCTATCGGGTAGGGGTAAGGCCGCTTTGGCGCGCGAACCCCGGACCCGACCAATGGGGTCGGGGGAATGACGGCGGCGATCAGGCAGATGAAGCCGGTGGGGCCGAAGGCGTCGGCCTTCATCGCGAGCACGGCTTTCATCACCGGCATAATGGGGCCCGTCGGCGGTGGCAAGACGGTTGCAGGTATCGCGCGATGTTTTCGCCTGGCGCACGCGCAGCGGCCGGTCTGGGACGAAGCGCGCAAATGCTATGTCAAGCGGTGCCGCATCGCCGCGGTGCGCGACACCTATCCGAACCTCGACCGCACGCTGATCAAGACCTGGCATCAATGGGTGCCGAAAGAGATCGGGAAATGGTCGGGCGAGGCGCCGCGCACGCATAATTTCACGATCAATGTCGGTCGCCCGGGTCAGCGCGGCTTTCACCAGATCGACATGGAGATGATATTCACCGCGATCGGCGACCATAGCGTCGAGGATGTGCTGCGCGGCTTCGAGCTCACCGGTCTGTGGGGCAACGAATGGGATCTGCTGCCGCCCGATCTCCTCGAGTTCGGTGTCGGTCGCGTCGGCCGCTACCCCGCCGAGGTGCAGGGCGGCTGCGCGCTCGCGCAAATCTGGGGCGATTTCAACGCGCCCGACGAAGATAATCACATGTATTCGCTGTTCGTCGACAAGAAGATCGACCCCGAGCTCGCCGCCGCGATCGCGGAAGAGACAGGCGGCGAGCAGAAGCTGATCGATTTTTTCGAGCAGCCCGGCGGCATGGATCCGGGCGCCGAGAACCTTCATAATCTGAAGGGCGGCCGAAATTATTACATCAAGCAGGCCGCGCTGATGTCGCCCGACAAAAAGCGGCGCATGGTCGACAACAAGTTCGGCGCGGTGCGCGACGGCATGCCGGTCTATCCCGAGTTCAGCAATTCGCGCCATGTCGCCGAAGCTCCGATCGAACCCATCCGGGGGCTGCCGCTTCGCATCGGCATCGACGCCGGACTGACGCCGGCGGCCGTGATCGGCCAGCATACCAAGTTCGGGCAGACGCGCCTGCTCGCCGAGCTCGCCACCTTCCTCGAGGAAGATGATCAACTTGCCGCGGTGGGGCCCACGGCGTTCGGCGAGGCGCTCGCCGACCTGCTCGCGAGCCGTTTCCCCGGCTTTCCGGTGGAATTCGCGTTCGTCGATCCTTCGGCGGCAAAAGGTGTCGACGGGACCGGCAACGAGTTGTCGTGGCTGCAGATCGCCGCGCGCGTGTCGAAACTGAAAATCCGCCCGGCGCCGGTGCCGAACAATGATCTAACCATCCGCCTCGAGGCGGTGCGGCGCCCCCTGACCAAGACGATCGAAGGCGGGCAGCCCGCGCTGCTGATTTGCCCGACGCTCAAGATCCTGCGCCGCGGCTTCAACAGCGGATACAAATATCGGCGGACGATGATCGCCGGCAAAGAGGGGCGATACGAGAATAAGCCCGTCAAGAACCAGTTCAGCCACGTTCACGACGCCGCCCAATATCTGATGGTCGGTAGCGGCTGGGGCCGCATGTCGGGCGCGATCTCCGGCGCCGGGCGCGCCGACTATTTGGAGCAGGGCGGGCGGAGCGTCGTAACGGTCGACGCCGATTACGATCCGTTCGGAGGATGACGCCATGTCCGGTGTAGCCAAAGCCCTGATCTCGCCGCTCGGCGCCGCGGTCGGCCTGTTCAAGAAGCCCAAGATCCCCGCACCGGCGCCCGCGCCGACGCGCGACGATGCCGCGCGCGCGGCGATGAAGGAAGACAGCCTGCGCAAGCGCCGTGGCGGCGCCGCGGACATCTTGACGGGCGCCGGCGGGGCCGAGGCCGCGGCCACCGGCGTCAAGACCCTCGTCGGCCAATAGGAGCCTGCCATGACCGACACGAAACCGACCCCCACCCCGGCGGCCGCTGCCGCCAAGGATGACGACAAGGCCGCCGCGGCCGACGCCGCCGCCAAGCGCGAAGGCTTCGCCGATGCCGGCACGCGCGCCGCCGCGACGAAAGCGGCCGCCGCCAAGCCGCGCAAGCCGCGTGCATCGGCCGCGCCGAAGCTCGATGCTGCCGCGTCGATCGCAAAGCTGAAGGAAGGCGCGGCCGACGCCATCAAGGCGGCGGTCGAAAAGGGCGATGCGCTGACCGTCGCGCTCGGCAACGAACGCGGCCCGGCGAAAGTCATCGAGCCGCTGCCCGCACCGCTTGAGCCCAACCCGGTTCGCCGGGGCGGCGCCTGGCAGGTTGCGCGGCCGATCGTCCACAATACGCACACGCTGCCGCGCACGACGCAGTTCACGCATGTCTGGCTGATGAACGGGCAGCGCCCGCTCGACGTCAACGAGCTCGGTTCGCCGGTCGGGCTGAGCCCGGGCCAGCAGCTCGAGTTCAAGCGCGGCCAGTTGACCTTCGGCTGACGGCGGAACGGGGCGCGCGATGAGCGAGACGGCGATCGTCGAAGAGATCCTGCACAAGCAGACCGAGCTCGAGAGCGATCGCGCGCCCTGGGAGCCGATCTGGCGCGAGGTCGACGAGCGGGTCAATCCGATCGGCGAGGGCGGCTTCACCGAGAAATCGAAGGGAGCGGTGCGCGGCACCGCCATTTTCGATCATACCGCCTCGCTCGGCCTCGACCGTTTCCAGGCCGCCTATACCGGTATGGTGATCCCGCGCGGCGAGCGATACCAGCATGTCGTCTCGACCAGCGCCGCGCTCAATGAGTTGCCCGCATTCCAGCGCTGGGCCGAGCTCGCGACCGATCGGCTGTTCGCCGCGCGCTATCGCCCCGCCGCCGGCTTCGAGCCCGAGGCGGGAATGAACGTCCGCTCGATCGGCAGCTATGGCAACGGGCCCTTCTGGACCGATCATCGCCCCGGGCAGGGCCTGTTCTACAAGGCGCTGCACCTGTCCGAGATCTATGTCGACGAGGATTTCACCGGGCGCATCGACACGGTGCATCGCAAGTTCAAACGCACCGCGCGCCAGGCGCGCCAGATGTTCGGGCCCGACAATCTGTCGGCGGGGATCCTGAAGGCGATCCGCGAGAACAAGCTCGAGCAGCAATTCACCTTCCTGCACGTCATCCGCCCGCGCGCCGAGCGCGACCCCAGCCGGTTCGATTATCGCCGCCTGCGCTTCGAGAGCCGCTACATCTGCGTCGAGGACAAGATGCAGCTGCGCGAGGGCGGCTATAACAGCATGCCGATCGCCTTCTCGCGCTATGTCACCGGGCCGCGCGAGCGGTACGGCCGATCGCCGGCGATGCAGGTCCTGGGATCGATCCGCACCGTCAACGATATGTTGAAGACGCTGCTGCGCGCGGGGCACAAGGCGGTCGATCCGCCGCTGCTGACCCCCGAGGACGGCGTCTTGTCGCGGATCCAGACCAAGCCCGGCGGGATCAATGTCGGCGGGCTCGGCTTCGACGGGCAGCCGAATGTCGTTCCGCTGCAGACGGGCGGCAATCTGCCGATCGGCATGGAATTGCTCAACAATGAGCGCGAGCCGATCCGCGATGCCTTTCTGGAAAAGGTCTGGTCGCTGGTGCTCGAGCGCCGCGACCGGATGACCGCGACCGAGGTGCTCGAGCTCACGCGCCTGCAGGGCATGTTGCTCGCCCCCAGCGCGAGCCGCGGCGAAACCGAATGGCTGTCGCCGCAGACCGAACGCGAGCTCGAAATCCTGCTCGACGTCGGCGACATTCCTCCGCCCCCGCCCGAAATGGAAGAAGAAGGCGCGAGCATCAAGCTGATCTATGACAATCCGCTGACCCGCGCCGCGCGCGCCGAGGAAGCCATCGGCTTCGGCCGCTTCGTCGAAATGCTGACCCCGGCGGCGTCGATCGCCGGCGCCGAGGTCTATGACGTCGTCAACTGGCAGCGCGCACCGCGCGAGCTCGCGAAATCGCTGGCGATCCGGCAGGCCTATCTGTCGACCCCCGACGAGGTCGCGGCAAAGGGCGAGGCACGCGCCGAGCAGCAGGCGGCGCAGTCGGCGATCGCGCAGCTGGTCCAGGGCAGCGAGGCCGTGAAGAATTTGTCGGCCGCGCGCGGCGAGGAGACGGCGCTTGGCCTCTGATCCCGTCGCGCCCGATTTCCTCGAGCTGGTGCAGAAGACCTGGAACGCCCGCCGGGCGATGCACTACCAGCGCGTCTTCCTGGACGATGACGGCACCATCAGCCTGTCGGGCCGCAAGGTGCTGGCCGACCTGCGCAAATTCTGCCGGGTCGATCGATCGACTTTCGAAGCGGATCCGCGCGTGCATGCGCTGCTCGAGGGGCGGCGCGAGGTCGCGCTGCGGATCCTGACCATGATCGGTTTGAAGGGCGAGGATCTCGCCCCTTTTGTGGAGGTGAGCGATGAGTGACGGTGCGGGGGCGGCAGCGGCCGCCGGCGGCGAGGGTGATGCGGCAGCAGCCGCGACAGCGGCAGGGGGCGGCGCCGCGGCGCTGCTCGGCGGGCAGGGCGATGCGGCCGCCGGCGCGGGTGGCGGCGGCGAACAGGGCGAACAAGGCGGCGGCGAAGC